TTCAGCCGTGACAGTCACCAATGCGCCGGAGTTGAGGATGCCGAGGGGTTTGCCTGCGCCGTCGCCGTTGATGATGGCGTCCGCCAGTTTGAAGTCAAACTCAGCGGCAAATGCCTTCTGTATCCAGGCTTCAAGAGCCGAGGCGTCCTGCAGCAGTTCATCTGTCGCGGTGCAATAGCCGATGAGCTTCTTGAGTTCCAGGCTAACCTGTTTGAATGACGGGTTGGACTCGGTCTTGGAGCCGCCTTCGTTCATCCAGTAGGCCCGGATGCCGCCGAAGCGGGAGCCGTCCGCGCGGTTGGCGTCGGACACTGCCGGTATTTTCATCGCGTTGCTGTTGGCCGAGATCGGGATGCGGAATACCCGGTTCACGATGTCCGAGTTGAGGAAGGTCTTTTCCAGTAGCTGAGTGGCGAAGTCGGTCTGCACCAGGAAGCCGCCGTCCGCCGGGACACCTTCGCTGTTACCAACGATGGCCTTCAAGCGGGGGTCCTCACCGGCGCCGGTCTTGGCGCGCATTACCGCGTGAAGCTGTTCACCCAGGGATTTGAAGCCGTTAGGTTCCTCTGCCTGTCCGCCAGGGGTGAAGCGGTTGACGATTTTCTTGTCCTCTTTTGCCTGATATTCCGCGACTGCTTTCGCGGCTATTTCAGCGGTCATTTCATCTGTAAGTTCCATTGATTTACCTCCTAAAATGTGATACGGTTTGATTGATGATGCGGTTGATTCGCTCATTGTCGGGAGCCTTATCTTCGGCGGCCATGTCGCTGGCCGGTGTGCGTGCTATTTCCTGTGCTATGTCGCTGAGTAGTTTGCGGTTCTCATCAGAGAGGCCGTTCTCCTTGGCCAATGTCCTGATGTAGTCGAGTTCGTCGGTTATCTCCTGCTGGCTGTGTACGCGCGGGGAATTGATTATTACCTCATTTGTTACCACACTTGTTGTAACAGTTGTGGTATCATCAGTGCTATTAGTAGTGGTGGCTACTATAATGTCGCCAGTCATATCAACGATCTCTGCACTGACAATATCCTCGATTATGCTATTTACCAGCGGGTCAGCCGACTTGCCCCGCAGTCCCTGAATGGCGTCACGATTTGAAGGCACCACCACATGACTAATTTCCAGTAATTCCTGCTCGGTGTATGTCCGGGCCGGGGTCTTTTCGCCGTCCCCGTCCGTCCAGGCCTTCGGGATGAAGCCCACTGAATAAGCGGCCATGCCCTTGGAGGCCAGTTTGAAGGCCCAATCGGCTTCTTCGTTGCCCTCGTTGATGTAGTAGCGCGGCGATGCAAACAGTCCGTCCTCAGACACCTTTACTTTAGTAAACTCCCCGATCTGCTTGCGCAGGTCTCCGTAGTTATGTGAGGACAACAGCACCGGGCGCTTGCGGAAGGCCGGCAAAGACTTGCGCCAGCCCAAGGGGTCGATACTTTCGCCGTCCCGGTCAGTCGAGGCGGTTGACATAGGTATCAGCATATCTATCTCGCCCGTTTCAGCATTAACCGCTTTGACCTCCGGGCGGAAGGTCTTAAAAATTGTTTCAGCCATAAATTACCTCCTAAATAACAGGGGCAGGCGCACAAACACAATTTGGATGTAGTGGCGGGGTAGGCATCTCGTCCAGGGTAAATTCTTGCCCATCGTAAGGTTCGCAATCAGGGCAAGGTTCCGGGCCGCATAACCATTTCCACTTTTCTACACCTGCTTCCCTGTATCGTTCGATGGCCGCCTTATTTGCAGCCTGCATAGTTTCATATCGTGCTATACGCTCAGCGCGGTAACTCTCCGGGCCGATGTAATCTGTGAAGATACCCTGCACACGGGCGGTTAATTGAGGAACGGTCTCACCTGCACGTATCCCTTCGGCCAACGCCTCTCTTAACGCAGATATCGTCCCATCATCGATGAATTTAATCATCTCGCCAGCATGGGCAAGTATCCACTTCTCGGCGGACGGGGTTATGTGGTAAGTTACGCCAGGATTAACAATAGCGTCTGCTTCACGTGACGATGCTATATAGATCGCTGTCAATACGGGGATTAGCAACAATAACCAGGCGGCTCTTGATTTATCCCGATCAATCAGTTCGCCTTCGGGATCGTCCAGATTGCCTAAGACTTCCTCTAATTGGTCGCGCCATCTGCGCCTCGCAACCTCTTCAATGTCTTTTTTCTTTTGGTCTATACCTTTAATATATGAGTACCAGTAGGAATGGTCAGTTGCCTTTTTTTTTACAGATAGCGTCATACCACCGAACGGGTTAACCTGCGGGGTCTGCAATACGTCACCTTCGGCCAGCGGGTCCAGTCCCTGCAGTTCCCTTGCCTCGTTAATCGTCATGTAACCGGTCTTGACTCCCGACTCTGCTAAAGCCCGCTTCTCTTCCACTGACTCAGGAACCACGTCGTCAAAATCAAGATAAAGGTTCTCAGAGTACGGCCACATCGGGATAAACTGCTCGTTGAGTTTATTCTTTAACCTGTTAAGTCGAGGGGTGACTATCCAGCGGGCAAAGGTGTAATCCCCGGCCTCTGCGTTGGCGCGGTTGACGTTCTCGGTTATCCCCATGACACTTAAAGGCATGCCGAATATCCCCAGGATGTTGTCCCTGTTTAAGAGCCGGAGTTCTTTGAAGTCCATGTCTTTAGCGCTTACCGATACCTGCTGATACTTGGCCGCGCCTTCAACGAGCGCCATCTTATGGGCGTTGGCCGTTCCCTTATACCTTTCATTCCATTGCAGTTTTAAGCGGGTGTACTGCTCTTCACTGAGGCTTTCAAATGACAATATCCCGTCCGGGCGGGCGCTGTTATAAAAGAAGTTGCGGTTCCATTTCCCTGCATACAGTTCACTGTCCAGGTCATAGGCTAAAGCCTGCACAGGGCCGAGGCCCCGGTAAGGGTTAGAGGGATTGGGAAGTTTATGATGGATGACCAGTTCTTTGTCCAGCGGTATCTTCTCGCCTCCGATCTGGTAAACATACCCGGCAATAAAATCTTTCTTTGAAGGGACAACCGACATCTTATCGGGCGGCACCAACCAAATCTCCCCGGGCAACCCGCCTTTGTTCTTATTGATCACCCAGAATGACTCGCCAGTTAGCCCCATGTAAATCTCGTGCAGTTCAATAAACTCCTGGAACGTCTGGAAGGGGTTCACAAAATCCAAAAGCGCCATGATGGGACTGTTCTCAACCTCTGTCAGTTCCCCATTCCTTTCAGTGTATAGGCACCATTCGGCGTCGGCCACGCCCTGGGCGATCTTGCTCAGGACAGCAAACAACCATCCAACTTCCCCGAACGCGTTTATAAAACCGCGCATGTCCCTATCTGGTGGGATGGCCTGCCCATAATTAAAAAGGTATGGGACGGCGGGCTGCTTGGTAACAAATTCTTTCTTTCTAAATATATCTAATATGCCCAAAGGTTGTCTCCAGTTAGGCGGTTTTTTCCTCCACCTTGGTAATTATGTGCCCACAAATAGGACATCTGGACTGCACGATCTTTATGCCTTCTTTGAGTGCAATTAAGGAACGGTTGATAATGACTTCCGTCCCACAAACAGCACAGTTGAACACGTCGGATACCGTGTAAACTTTAGATTCAGCCATGATTCACTCCTAAATTAAAATTTAGCCATGAAGGTAATGGGGTGATTTTCTCTGTTTTGTAGCACGAACATTGCCCACAATAAGGGCAAATAAATGAACTGCATTTAATACACCGCTTTGCCTCATCTGACCCAAAAGATTTCCCACATTCTTTACAGACTTCCATTTGAACCATGCAGCAAACCATATTTAATACCCCCTAAACCTTCTGACTGCCATAATTAAAGAGGTAAGGGACGGCGGGCTCCTTGGTTATTATGCTTTTCTTTCTAAATCTGTCAAATATACTCAATAGACTAACTCCATAACTTCTTGAGAGCATCGTTTGGCTGCGATTTCACAGTATTTTTCTTCTATCTCTATGCCGATTGAATAGCGGTTTAGTTTCTTTGCACAATAACAGGTTGTACCTGAGCCGAGGAAGGGGTCGAGGATTAGATTATCAGCATCTGAATATGTTGATATTAGATAATCGAATAATTCAGTTGGCTTTTGAGTAGGATGTAAGCCCCATTCATTTTGATTGATATTGTCTATAACTATAACTGAACGGGGATATGACTCATCCAACGCAATCGTTCTATTCTCACTTTGCTTACACCCAAATTCGCCATAACTTGAGGTAAGGTGACTGAGTGCATACGGCCTGATGTTAGCCTTATCTTTTTTGGTTATGATTGGATTATATTTAACTTTGTTTGGTGCAAATATCAATATATTCTCATGCTCTCTTAGTGGCATAATCTTTGCATTAAGATGACCCGTTGACCGTGTTTTATGCCATATTTGCTCCCACTTAAACCAACTTAGATTTGCCGTAACTAACTTTGATGTGAATGGCTGCATACTGCTGAACACGCAGCACCCAGTACCTTTTACTAACGGTTTTATAAATTCCCACATATCTTCAACCTCAGTATCCCACTCATTCTGCGTCACCCCATACGGCGGGTCAGTCAATACCAAATCTACTTTTGGAAGTGCAGGTAATATCTCACGGCAATCACCATGATAAATTGTTACCCACTTGTCAGAATAGTAGGGTTGCACTAATACCCCCTAAACCTTCTGACCGCCATTTCCTGCCTTTCCTTTATTTCAAGCGGCATTTTCAAGACTTGCCTGCGCTGGGTCTCAGCGTCAACAGCATACTTTAATGACGGCGGGAGCTGGCCTATTTCGGCCTGCGTAACGCCCTGCGTTACTTTTAGTGGTTGAGGCGTTACGATTTGCGTTTGTTTAACGCCCTGTTTAGCGCGGAACCTCGCCTGCCTTGCCCTGTTAGCAGCAGCCTTCTTGATGGGGTCTTTAGTTGGCATTACAACCACCTTATATTCGGGTCTTTACCCGTAATCATTAACTCGGTTAGCGCGAATACGCAGGCATCCAATCTGTTAGGACTCTCTTTGGTTTCCCCTGGTATCCATCCGCAGAGTTCCTCTTCTAACAAAGGCAAATCCCCCACGATATGGCATCGCCCCTGTTCAAAGAGAGCTACTATCGGCTCGGCGCGTACCGCTTTACCCCTGGTGGATACTGTGTCTTTATAAGATACGGTCATATTGCGAGAGCGAGCGGCCTGTTCGATGGTGTTCTGTACCATATCCCCGCCATAGTTCTTTTCACCGATCACCCTGTCAGCGCCGGCGAAGTTATAGGCTTTGAGTATTTCCCCTGCCCATATATCCGGCGTGGCCCGCAGGGAATTATCAAATAGCACGTATCCGTGCAGTACACCGTCAATCTTTGCGGTGCCGGCCGTTACGATGCCGCACTCCGTGGCTCCCCCAGGGGGATCGCAGCCTATCACCACTCTGGTTAGTGCCGGCACTTCGTTTAATTGCTTGCGGGTGCGGTCAAGTAAAGCGTGTGTCCACAAAGCGCCAGGCACATCTTCAAGGTCCTCGGCAAGTATCTCCTGCCGGTAAGATACAGCGCTCATGTCACTGGCTATCTCGTCCAGCGCGTCCTTTGACAATATGGGGTTATCCAACGATGTAAAGTGGAATACCTCCCACCTTGGCTGCTCACCCTTTAACTCTGAATCCTTCTGTTTGGCCTCGGCTATCTTATATAGTTTGGCCGCGTGCCGGGGGTCCCGCGCTTTGGTGGTTGACCGGCTGTGAAGCGAGGGTGGTGTGTAAATAAATATCGCGTCCCCGTTATTGTCCAGCAGCATCGGCGCGCCAACCACTTCCCAGGCCTCTTCATTCATCAGTTGATATTCATCTAATATCAGCAAAGAGCAGAAGTCGCCACGAAGCGTATCGGCATTCCATGCTGTTTTAGCTCTTATCCTTTGCTTAGTGCCTGGAAGTTCTATTGTGTGCAGGGTTTCATTCTTATTGTAGATACCCGCGTCTATCGGCTCAACTAATGCCCTTTTGACCTCAAACCAAAACGTGTCAACCTGCTCCTGTGTAGGCGTAGCATAGAGTATACGTTGCCCTGCCAGGAAGCCTTTGATGGCGATCTGGGAGCAGACTACCGTCTTGCCTGACCTGCGGCCCGCCCTGATTATTTTACGTTTTGATTTGGATTCGATGATAGCCGTCTGCTTGGAGTGAGGAGAGCGCAGGAATATATCATATTCAGTCTTTATCATACTTGACGTTCAATGTTATCGGTTTATCTAACTCCGGGTTCTCGCCGAAGGCCAGTTTGCCCACCTTCTGGAAGTTGGCCAGGGCAACCGCGATGTCTTTGGCCGGCTTGCGGCCCTTGATATCCTCGGCTATTAAAGCATACCCGGCCCGCGCCAGCTTTAATGAGTCCGAGTCAAACTGCGCTATGTCAGTGGCCATTTCAGTAGACCGCTTCTCAGTGGCCTGCTTTGTGGTGGTGACTCTCCATAACCCTCTCTGCTCAGTCCACTTTTCCTTTGCGGCATGGCGGCGCACTACGTCCAGGTTCTGCTTGAAGTCCGCCGCTATCTCCACCAATGTTTTATCGCTGGTTACAAAGGCCGTTTTTATTAGTTCCC